AATGTATAATGGCACGATTTTCAAAAGGAAGAAGAGCGCTAGCAATATCAGATAGATCTGGTGCAGCATTTCCATATGATGAAATGGTTAAAGAATGGACTGGTGCTTTAGTACATATTTCTGAGTTCGAACCTAAACAACCTCAACTACAACCACATCCTGTAGGCGCAGATCCTCAAGCATTAAAAAATGCAAGACCTGCAAGAACTGAATTTCCTGTAGAAAACATATTACCTAACAATCCATTTACAACCACTGCTGCATCTGGAACTTTAAGTGTATCTTATCCGTTTAATCAAATAAGTTATGGAACTTCTTACGTTAGATTTAGAGATGTAAAAAAACCTGTCGGTGGTGTGGCTATATCTACATTACAATTAGAAACAACTTTAAATGGTAATATAAGTGATTCAGTTACAACAATTACTTTAACAGACGCAACTGAGTTTCCAACATCTGGTTTTATTATGATAGAAAAAATTGACACAACTCCAGACACAACTAATTATGGAAAATATTTAAATGAAGTAATTCAGTACACTGGTAAAGCTGGTAATAATTTAACTGGTTGTTCACGTGGAACATCAGCACCTTTTAAAGGAGAAACTTTACAAAGCACAACAGCTACCACACACAGCAGTGGCGCAAAAGTTTTTGGATCTTATTTAGCTACAGCTATTGGCAACACTGTTAACACAGGTGCTCAACCTCCAACTGAAACACAATATAATTCTATCACCGTGCCCCTTGTTTCAAATGCGACTAGCACAGAAACAGGAGGTGGTTTTCAGTGTACAATTGGACCAATTAATGATAAAGCTTAATTATGGCTGGATACAATTTATCAAACTTACAAACCGATATTAGAAACTATACTGAAGTAGATAGTAATGTTTTTACTTCTGCTGTTTTAAATAGATTTATAGAAAATGCAGAATATAGAATTGCTTATGATATTCCTATGGATTCAGATAGATTCGTGGATCAAGGTACAATGGCAACAGATGTAAATAATATTAGAGTTCCAGCGGGAACATTATTTGTAAGAGGTGTCGAAGTATTTAATGTTACCAACTCGACTGAACAAGGCACTTGGTTAGAAAAACGTGACCAAACTTTTTTAAGTGAGTATATAGGAAGATTAACTGGACCGGAAGGATCTACTGCATCTGGGGCTGATGTTACCGGCAAACCAAAATATTATGCTATGTTTGGAGGGGCAACTGGCACAACTGATACTACATCTGGATCTATTTATTTAGCTCCTACACCAGATGCTAATTACATATTTAGAATATACTATAATAAAATTCCACCTGGTTTAGAAACAGAGACTTCTGGCACTTATATTAGTAAATATTTTCCTCAAGGTCTGTTATTTGCATGTTTAGTAGAGGCATATTCTTTTTTAAAAGGTCCAACTGATATGTTGACATTATACGAAGGAAAGTATAAACAAGAGTTAGCCAAGTTTGCAGCAATGCAAGTTGGTAGACGAAGAAGAGATGATTATACAGATGGCACAATTCGTATAAAAATTGAATCACCGTCACCTTAAAGGGAGTAAAATATTATGGCAATAACATCGGCAATTTGTAACAGTTTTAAAGTTGAAATTTTAAAAGCTGAACATAACTTTACAGCATCGTCTGGAAACACTTTTAATTTAGCTTTGTACACTAGTTCTGCAACTTTAAATAAATCAACAACGGCTTATAGTTCATCAAACGAAATTTCTAATACATCAGGCTCAGCTTACACTGCAAAAGGAAAAGCACTTACAAGTGTAACTCCTGTTTTATCTACAGATACAGCAGTCTGTGATTTTGCGGATGTATCTTGGACTTCAGCTTCGTTTACAGCTAACGGATGTTTAATTTTTAATGATTCACATTCTTCAGATGCAGCTGTTTGCGCTATCGCATTTGGTTCAGATAAAACTGTAACAAGTGGAACTTTTACAATTCAATTTCCAACAGCTGACGCATCAGACGCAATCATTCGTATAGCGTAAAGAGGTAGCGACGTATGTCCGTTACCAGAACTTACACAGTAACGGTAGTTAGTACCGGATCGGGTAATAAATATTTTATTGACGGTGTTCAACAACCCACACTCGATTTATTTGAAAGTGGAACATATAGATTTGATGTTTCTGATAGCACCATGGGTGCTCACCCTTTTAAATTTTCAACTACAAGTAACGGCACACATTCAGGCGGAAGTGAATATACCACCGGCGTAACTACCAGTGGAACAACAGGACAGTCTGGAGCTTACGTACAAATCGTAGTTGCTGATAGTGCACCTACACTTTATTATTATTGTCAGTATCACTCAGGAATGGGTGGACAGTTAAACACTCCTGCTGCAGATACTTGGGGTGCATTAGGCTGGAACACTAATCGTTGGGGAACTAACGCTGCAATTACTCAAGGATGGGGCGCTGATCTTTGGGGCTCAGGTGGTTCATGGGGTCAAGCAAATGATGAATCAGTTACCTTAACTGGTTTATCGGCAGCAACTGGATTAGGAACTGTTATTTCAGGAGCTCAACAAGGTTGGGGTAGAGGTGAATGGGGCGAAGAACCTTGGGGAGAAAGTAATAACCCTGTTGTTACTTTATCAGGTTTAGAAGCAACTTCTTCTTTAGGCTCTCCAACAATTTCTACTGAAATAAATGCTGGTTGGGGATCTGATGGTTGGGGAGTTGAAAACTGGGGATCTTCCGGAGTTTCAGTTTTATTAACTGGAGTTGAAGCAACTACAGGTCTTGGAGAAGATGTAAGTTGGGGCAAACAAACTTGGGGTTCTAACGTAACTGGTTGGGGTGGAGAATATTTCTTAGTACCAGAAGATATAATGGGTCTAACTGGATTAGGTGCAACATCATCTGTCGGTACACCAACAGCTATTTCTGATGCTACGTTTAGTTTAACAGGTCAAAGTGCAACTTCATCAGTTGGTGCAATTACACCAGCAGATATTATGGGACTAACTGGATTAGGTTCTACGTCTGCTGTGGGTGCAATTACACCAGCAGATGTAATGGGTCTAACTGGATTAGGTTTAACTTCATCACTTGGAACTCTAGAAGTTTCTGGTGCAAACGTAGTTAATGTAACAGGAGTTTCAGCTACTTCATCTGTAGGAGGTTTAACTCCAGCGGATGTTATGGGATTAACGGGAGTAAGTTCAACTTCTTCTGTAGGAACTTTAACACCAGCAGATGTAATGGGATTGACAGGAGTTTCTGCAACTGCTAGTGTAGGAACTTTAGCGGCTTTAGGCTATGAGTCAATTAAAGGAACACAAAGCGCTGGATATAGCTCAGTCACTGCAACACAAACTGCAAATTATACAGCAGTAAATGCTGATAACTAATATAATATGTTATTGACAATGAGTTTAAAACAAATTAAAAAAAGATACTAATTAGGAGTACAAAATTATGGCATCAACTTATACGGCTCTCGGTGTAGAACTAATGGCAACTGGTGAAAACGCCGGTACATGGGGAACAAAAACTAACACCAACTTAAACATAATAGAACAAATTTCAGGTGGATATACCACTCAATCGATAGCAGGTGGTGCACAACAAACTGATTTATCTGTTTCTGATGGATCAACTGGTGCAACTCTTGCACACAGAATGATTGAATTTACTGGTACAATTACGGGAAATCAAGTTGTAACGATACCTTTAGATGTTCAAACTTTTTATTTTTTAAGAAATTCAACTTCAGGTGCTTATACAGTACAGTTTAAATATATAACTGGTTCAGGAGACTCTTTTACTTTTTCAGCAACAGACAAAGGTGATGCTGTTATATTTGCAACTGCAAATGATGGAACTAATCCAGATATAGATACTCTACCAGCAGGTACTGTAACACCTACATCAACAGATACTTTAACAAACAAAACTTTAACTTCACCTAAAATTGGCACTTCCATTTTAGATACTAATGGAAACGAATTAGCTTTACTAACAGCAACAGGTTCAGCTGTTAACGAAGTTACATTAGCAAACGCTGCAACGGGCAACAACCCATCACTTACAGCTTCTGGTGGTGATGCTAATATCGGTATTGCATTACAAACAAAAGGAACTGGAGTTATACAAGCTGAAGATAGCGGTGGAAACGTTTCTGCTGTTAAAATTGCAGGAAAAGAAACTATGTGGATACCAGCTCAAGCAATGTATGGTCCAACAACTAACCCTGCAGATGCAGCGCAAGTAGAAACAACAGCTACAAGACCTGATTTAAAAGTATTTGACTTTGATGCTAGTACAAAACAATACACACAATTTACAGTGGCCATGCCTAAATCATGGAACGAAGGAACTTTAACTTATCAAGTTTATTGGTCGCCTTCTACTACAAACACAGGAAATGCAATTTTTGGTCTACAAGCAGTAGCTTGTGCTGATAGTGATACTATTGATGTTGCATACGGAACAGCTGTTAATATTACAGATGCCGGTATTGGCACAGTAGAAGATCAACAAATTACATCTGAGAGTGGCGCTGTAACAGTTGCTGGATCTCCAGCAGCAGGTGAGCAAACTTATTTTCAATTGTTTAGAGACGCAGCAGATGGCAGTGACACTTTTACTGGAGAATGTCGAGTCCTAGGTGTTAAATTATTTTATACTACTGATGCTGCTAACGATCTGTAAGGAGTATAGATTATGGCAAGTTTTGGTTATCAAGTTTTAGGATTTGGAGCAGGCGGTAAAGCTCCTCAAGAATACAATGCTGATTTTTTAGTTGTAGCCGGCGGCGGCGGTGGTGGCCCAATTGGGGGCGGCGGAGGCGGCGGAGGTTTCCGTACTCTTTCTACTCAAACAATTTCAACTGGTAATACAATTACAATAACAGTAGGTACCGGTGGACCAACAGCAGATAATGGTGGCGCCTCATCTATTGCAAGCTCAGAATTTAGTACCTTCTCGTCTTCAGGCGGAGGCGGTGGAGGAAACCACTATGGAAATGGTGACCCAGGAGGATCTGGTGGCGGAGGAGGAGCTTATTCAGGCTCTCCAGGATCTACCGGAGGATCTGGAAACCAAGGAGGATATACTCCTTCAGAAGGAAATAATGGCGGAAACGTAAACTCATCTACTCAAGAATCAGGAGCTGGTGGCGGTGGCGCCGCAAACAATGGCGGTAACGGCGGAGGTTCACCCGGCGGTCCCGGAGGTAACGGCGCTGCATCTTCAATCACTGGAGCATCTGTAGGCTACGCTGCAGGCGGCGGTGGAGCTGGAAGAGGTGACACTGGAACTCCTGCTGGACCAGGCGGATCTGGCGGCGGAGGAGCCGGCGGAGGAAGCGGAAATGGAACAGGACAAGCTGGAACCGATGGATTAGGTGGCGGAGGCGGAGCCTCTGGATGGGGCCCTGGAAGTTTCCCACCAGGTATTGGCGGTGACGGAGTTGTAATCATTAGTGTACCAACAGAAAATTATACTAAATCTGACGGAACCACAGGTAGTCCAACAGTGACAACATCTGGAACTAATACCATATTAACATACACAGCATCGGGGACTTATTCACCATAATGGCTAATAAATATTTTGCACAACTAGACGAGAACAATGTCGTTATTAAAACTGTTGTAGTTGCAGATGGTAGCGCTGCAAGTGAAGCAAAAGGTGAAGCTTTTTTAAGAAATTTATACAGTGAGCCTGATGCGGTTTGGAAACAATACGATAAATATACTTTTGAAAATGAATCACTGAATGGCGGAACACCTTTCAGAGGTAATGGTGCAGCAGTAGGCAGTTCATGGGATGAAGATAATCAAGTTTTTTGGAAAAAACAACCTTACCCAAGTTGGACTAAAGATATGTCAAACTATTCTTGGAAACCACCCGTTGATTTTCCATCAAATCTAGAGGGAAGAAGACTTCTTTGGAATGAAGATTTACAACGTTGGGAAGCTCAATCTGGAGAAAATTTCTTTTATTGGAATCCTGATAATTCTGAATGGGTTGATATTTAAGTAAATTAAATATATAACTCCTGGTATGAAAGATAAAATAATCCATCCCTGGATGTTTAAAAAAGATGAGGTACATGCTTTTGCATGGTGGAAAAAATTTTTAACTCCAGAAGAATGTAAACAAATTATTAAAGATAATAAATCTAAACTTAAGAAAGGGCGTGTCTCTACTGAATTAGTTGTTAATGATAAAATTAGAGATAGTTATATAAATTTTATAAGTCCTACATCCAAATATCATCCGTTATTTGAAAAATTAACAGGAGTTATTTTAGATTTAAATAAACAATTTTTTAAATTTGATCTTATTGGACTTACAGAGGGTATACAATTTACTAATTATAAAGTTCAAAAAGGAAAAAGTGGTTTTTATGATAAGCATACAGATTGTGTGTATAATAAAATTATAAGAAAATTATCTATTTCTATACAACTTTCAGATCCAAAAACATACGAGGGCGGTGATTTGTTATTATATTCTGAAGCAGAGCCATTAAAAATGAGTAAAGAACAAGGAACTTTAATAATGTTTCCAAGTTATACTTTACATGAAGTAACCCCAGTAACAAAAGGAGAAAGAAATTCTTTAGTATGTTGGGTAACTGGACCACAATTTAAATGAAGATATATAAATTTAATAGTTTAATAATAAAAGATAAAATGAAACTTCATGATCAGA